TTGACGGCAAGTGGTACACCAAGTACATCCTTGGCCCAGTGTTCACAGACACGCCAGCCACAGACTTCCAGCCTGCCAAAACAGCCGCTGAGAACGAAGCTGACTACCGTGCGATGAAAGACGCAGAACAAGCCGCAAATGTACGCAGACAGCGTACAGAAATGCTCAAAGACTGCGACTGGGTGGTGACTAAAGCTATAGACCAAAATGCTCAGGACAGCCTTGGCATTCAGATTCCTGTGGTCTGGGTTACATACCGTCAAGCCCTGCGCGACATCACTGCGCAGTCTGGTTTCCCTTGGACAATCACTTGGCCTACACAGCCTTAAAGGAAAATCATGTCTATAACTTGGAACATCTCACAACTTGATCGTAAAACAGCCGATGGTTTTGTGACCACTGCTCACTGGCAAGCAACAGCCGTAGATGGCGAGCATACAGCTTCTATCTACTCAACTTGCTCATGGGCTGACGGTACGCCTACCATTGCTTATGCTAACTTGACTGAAGCCACGGTGCTAGGTTGGATCTGGTCGAATGGCGTAGACAAGACAGCGACTGAAGCCGCATTGATGGCTCAGATCAAGCGACTGAAGCCGCATTGATGGCTCAGATCAACGAAAAGAAACAGCCTAAAATATCAACGGGAACACCTTGGAGCAACTAATGAAACTGCAACTGCCAATTGAAACAGCAAACCAACTTTTGGGTTACTTGGGTACGCGCCCTTACCAAGAAGTCTTCCAACTAATCCAAGCAATTCAGGAAGCCGCAAAGCCTCCAGAGCCAAAGGCTGAAGATGGAAACGGTGGAGACTAAGCTTGCTGTCAAAAAAGGGCCAGTCTCTTTTGTAGGCAAACCATACACCAAAGAATTGGTGAGTGAGTACATTGCTTACAACCCAGAGACTGGTGCTTTTACACGCCTAAAAACATCTGGAACCAAAAAAGCTGGTGATCCAGTTGGTTTTGCTAATGGTGGGTATTTGCAAATAAGTGCTTGTGGAAAAGTAGTTAGAGGTCATCGACTTGCTTGGTTCTTAACCTATGGGCGTTTCCCAACAACGATTGATCACATCAATGGCAATGGACTTGACAATAGGTTGATCAACCTGCGTGAAGTAACGCAACAACAGAACATTCATAACCACAGAAAACCGCCGAGGCATAACACTTCGGGCTATCTTGGTGTTTCGTACTTTAAGGCTGGAAATAAGTTTTCAGCACACATAAATCTTGATGGGAAGAAAAAACACCTTGGGTACTTTGTTGACCCAGAGGTTGCTCATCAAGCGTATTTAACAGCCAAACGAGAGCTTCATTCAACATGCTCGATATAAAAATGGTCACTGAGACGGAGGCTAAATTGTTGGCTCATGAGCAGATTTGCCTTGAACGCTATAACAGCATAGATCGCTCTTTGCGTGATGGGGACAAGCGCATGACGAAGATTGAGTACCTCTTGTATGGGGTGATCGTGTGCGTGTTGTTTGGCCCCGGCGTTGCTGGAGAACTCGTCAAAAAGATTTTAGGTCTGTAGCCATGAGGGATCTGGTCGAAGCGTTTATCGTTGCGGCCTTTTTGGTTATTTTTATTGTCTGGGGTACGTTCACCCTCATTTGGATTTGGGGATGAAATGGTTGTTGGTAATCTTTA